CAATGTTTCAAGAAAGAATTCTTCAAATACTGGGGAAAAGATGGGGAATTAAGCCCCGAGGTAGATGGGAAGCGGATACTCTTAAACATTTACGTCCTGATAGACCGTGCATTTTCAACGAAGGGGAGTGCAGATTATACCGGGGTCGTAGTTGTGGGTGTGAGCTCGTCTGGCAGCATTTATGTTTTGGAGGCGGAGAGGAGAAAGTGCGGCTTACAGGAACTAGCTGATATAACATTCGGGTTTATGGGTAAGTACGGTTACAATCGCATCAGGGGAGTTGGGCTGGAGACGATAAACTGGGAAGAGGCTGAGGCATTCTTCAAGGAGCAGATGAAGAAGCGCAAGAAATACTTCATACTCAGCAGGTTAATTCCCGATAGGGGCATGAGCAAGAGCGGACGTATAGAAACTGCGTTAGCGGCTAGATACGCTAACGGAGTTATCTACCACAGACGCAGGATGGTGGACTTCGAAGATGAGCTTTTGAGATTCCCGGTGGGTACGCACGATGATTTAATCGACGCATTTGCCTATATAGTGCAGATGATGACGCTGCCGGGTGATTCTCGGTACGAGACGGATAACGTCGATTACATGCCGTCGGGATTTTTTGGGAGTACAGGTTACTAAAATGGAAAAGCATAGAACGGCTTGTTACTTTGACGAGGTCGCAGAAGAGTTAGCGAGGCTAAAAGAGGAACATGGCGATAAATTTACTTATGAGATAAAAAAGGCAGAGTGTGAGGCAGGCAATGCTTTGTCTTATTACTCCGTTATTTCCTGGCAGCTAACACATCCAACAAAGGAGATATAGATGGCTGAAACGAAAGTTTACGGTACCAACAAAGAAAAGGTTGAGTATATCAACCGTCTTTACGATGAATCGACGAAGTATTATTCTTCGTGGAGAGACGAGCTGACAAAAGCTTACAAGCAGTACAAATCCGTGCTTGATATAGACTCCTCTAAAGATTATTACAAGTGGAGAAGCAGGCTATTTATACCCGCAACTGCCAGGGCGGTAGACGGCTTACTTCCCGACTTGATGCTGACGTTATTCGGCCCCGACCCGTTCTTCGAGACCGTCCCCAGGGAGCCTTCCGACGTTATCCAGTCGAAGATATTGGAGCCGTTACTGCTCTACCAATTCGATTCCACAGATTTTTTTACTAACTTTTTTGATTTCCTAAAGCAGATGGCTATTTACGGCACTACTTTTGGGAAGGTATATATCACTTCCAAGAAACGCAAAGTAAAAAAGTCCGTACCGCAGGAATTTATGGGTATCGAAATAGGCGAGCCGAAAGAAGAATACGAAGAGATAGAGATATACGACGGTCCTGTATTCGAGACCATAGATATTTACGACCTTAGATTCTCTCCCAACGCTAAATCTATTGACGATACCTGGGTTATCCATCGCACTGAGAAAACTATAGGCGATATGAAGAAGATGGGTATTTACAAGAATCTGGATAAGCTGGAATATAGCATCGCCCAGGACAAATTATCCAGTAAATACGACGAAGAAGTCAGGAAGAGTCTTAACGGCTTCCCGTCTGCCTACACCCAGGAAGAAGGCGACGACCGCCGTGTAGAGCTTCTTGAGTATTGGGATAGGAGCCGCTCCAAGACGTGTACCATAGCCGGTAGGAGCACTATCGTCCGCCCTGAGAGGGATAACCCACTGGGGATAGACCCATTCGTTTCATGCAAATTGTGGGGTATGCCGTTTGAATTACTGGGTACCGGCATTCCCAAAAAGGTAGAGGATTTGCAGAACCAGCTTAATTGCGAAGTAAACCAGCGTTTAGACAATAGGAACATCAGACAGAACGTTACCTTAAAGGTTAGAAGAGGGGCGAATGTTAATGTTCGCAACTTACTGACTAAGCCAGGTGGTATCTGGCTGACTGACGAAATGGACGCTATAGACCCCATCGTCATTCCGGACATATCCAGCTCTACAAGCTTTGCGGAAGAAAACTTGCTGGAGAGCAAGTGTGAAGAAATCACAGGTGTAACCCGCTACGCAACAGGACAAGGTTCCGGTTCATCAAAAACTGCTACCGAAGCTTCTATCTTAACTCGGATGGCCTCTAAAGCATTTGCTCTCCATTTACGAATCATCGAAGAGATGGCTTTAAGGCCTATATTACGCAAGTTTGCCGCTTTGAATAGTAACCCTGACTTCATGGATAAAGAGCGCGTAGAGAAGGTCGTAGGCCCCTTAGGAGCGATGTGGGAGCCGAGCAGTGAAACAGCCATAAACTTCAGGCTATTAGCTTCTTCTCAGTTGACTGATAAGAACTTAAAAGTACAGCAGATGATACAGTTGTTGGGTATGTTAAAAGACGACCCGACGATTAACAAGATGGAGATTGTAAAGCGTATATACGAAGCGTGGGGTTACAAAGATTTTGCAACGTTACAGCAGCAGATGCCTCCGCAAATGCCACAGCAGGGTATGCCACAGAATATGGGCACTCCTCCTGGGTTAGGAGCCGGTATTCCGCCAACAGGCGTTAGACCAGGTTCTCCTGCAGAAGGTGGTCTGCCAATGATGGCTGGAATGGGTGGAGCGAGACCCTAATATAAAGGGGGTGAGATTTTAGTCCGTAAAAAGATTATATGTCAGAAGCATTTAGTATATATAATAAAAATATGTCGATAGAAAACGAAAGAGGCAATCTAAGAAGAGAAGAAGAGCTAAAAGATATTATTGGTATCTCAGATGATTATAGAGTGATGACCAATACTCCCGGCTGGACTCGGTTCAGAAAGATAATTGACGAGCGCATTAGCGCAAAGTCTGAACTGATATTTTCCGCCAAAGACGAGAAACAAATGTGGCGGCTCCAGGGCGAGGGATTAGCGTTAAAATCATTAATGAAAATAATTGATGCTTCCTTAGAAGATGCACGTTTAGCGAAAATAGAATTAGAACAAGGAGAGTAATAAAAATGGCGAATAGAAAGATTGACAATCTGACTCCAGATTCCTCGGCCTCCGATATGGAACAAGCTTTAGTGGAATATGAAGTTGAGCAGACCAGTCTGAAGAAGTATGATAAGCCGAAGCTTGAAGTTAAGGAAGCATACGACGATTTAGCAAAACCCGATACTGCCCCAGTCGAAGAGGCAGTAGAGGGAAAAACAGAAACGAGTTCGGAGAAGGAAGCGGTTGAGGAGACACCACTAGACGAGGCTCCTGCACAAGAAATTGTAGAGGAAAAACCCCTAGTGGATGACGAAACCAATCGTAAGGCTAAGAGCTACGACGACCTGAGGCCATGGGTAACCAGGATGTCTCAGGAACTAGCGGAGATGAAGAAAGGCAACCAGGCTCCACTACAAGCGGAACAACCTGCACAACCTACCATGACTCAGGAACAGTTAGCAGAGTGGTATGAACGGGACCCAATAACGGTAAATCGCTGGATGGCGAGAGCGGAAGCTACCGAACAGTCGAAGTCATTGCAGTCGGAAGTAGACAAGATTAAACGTACTCTAACCGGCTCATTAGCACAGAACACTGTCGGAAGGTTTAGGTCTCAATACCAGGATTTCGCAGGGATGGAAGAAGATATAAAAGCTGAAGTAGCTAAACTTCCCCCTGAAGTTGTGGAAAATCCCCAATATTTCGATACCTGCTTAGAGACTGCTTACTGGACTGTTAAGGGCAAGAGACAGAAGTCTACGGAAGAGAAAGCCCGCGAACAAGGTCGTAGGGAAGCTAAAAGAAGTGCTCAAGTAAAGAAGGAAGCCTATGTCGAAGGCTCCGGCAAATCAACTCCGGAACAACCTTTTGACACTAAAAGAGCTACTTCCAGAGAAATGTTTGAGTACATGAAAACTAAGGGGCTCGTACCGGAAGCAGAATAAATTTTTAATAAAGGAAGGGAATTAACATGGCACCAGATGTAAGAGCGACTGGGGATATTACCTCTGTCGTAGGAAATTATTACGATAAAGTTGCATTGGAAAGGTTAATTGACCGTACCTTAATTTACAATTTGGCTGATAAAAAGCCAATGCCTAAAGGTACTGGAACAACTATTAACTTTAATAGATTCACTAACTTCCCCGTTGTAAAGACAAAAATTGCAGAGGGTGAAGTACCGACCATTAGCTACCTATCAGGTAACTCTGTAACCGCGACCATCTTCCAAGTTGGTCAGCATACAGCACTGTCTGATGTATTGGAGCTAACTTCGTTTCAACCTGTTATCAGGGATTGTATCGAGAACCTTATGGATACAGCGTCTACCTCATTTGATAAATGGATTTTAAACAATCTAATGAGTGAACACGCCACAGATAATCCTATGAGTCAGTTGAACGGAGACGATGTTTACACTTCTACTTGGTTCGGAGCAAAGCAAGGCGGATTGTCCACAGTATTTGTTTCTGGAAGCGGACTATTCTTCACGGCTTATGCCGGCCCATTGTGGAATTACTTGTCAGTTTCTGCGAACGTAGATGTTGGACCTGGCGCTGGTTATTCTTGCGACTTAGACAAGATTGCAAGGATTGCTGGAAAGCTTAGGGAAAATAACTGCCGACCGTTTTCTGACGGGTATTACAAAGCTGTTCTACACTCAAAGGCTACTAACCAGATTATGAGAAGTGCGGAATGGGCAGACTGGCAGAAATATTCCAGACCTGAAATTTTGGATAAAGGCGAAGTAGGACGTGCTCATGGCGTAAGAATTTATGAATCCAACGTGGTTCATTTTTCTCACCATGATGTGTTGTCCCAGTATTCTAACCTTTGTGCTTATTTTCAGCCGATTTGGGGCGAAGGCGCTTTTGCCGTAACCGAAATTGCTTCGGAAAAGGGAGTTAAGACCTACGTAAAAGGTCCTAATAAATTTGACACCAGCAATCCATTGAACCAATGGACGAGTGTTGGTTGGAAATTGACCTTTGCGGCTAAGACATTGAATATCAGTTGTGGCTATTTCCTAACAACCATAGGGTAATTGTCGCTGCAAGTTTGGGGGTTCTTGTAATTAAAAACCCCCATTAGATTATATGAATAAAAAGATTTTAATAACTGGAGCAGCTGGATTTATTGGGAGCCATCTACTTAGGCACCTAGAGAATTTAGGGCATGAAGTAGTTGGCATAGATAATTTATCTCACCCATGCGGGCAAGATGTTCTCATCTCGTATGCAGATGTAAGATACGAAAAGATGTTGGAACCGTATTTTATTAATTGCGACGTAGTATTTCACTTGGCTGCACAGATTAGCGTCGATAAGAGCATAACGAATCCTGAAGAGACTATAGCGACAAATATACTGGGCACTCAGAACGTACTGGAGTTAGCCAGGAAATATAAAGTAAAAGTTATCTTTGCTTCAAGCTCTGAAGTGTATGGTTCATCACAGTCTAAGTATATGTCCGAGAGTCATCCACTAGATGCCCAAAGCCCTTACGGGGCAAGTAAGATTGCCGGAGATAGATTGTGTCATGCTTATAATAAAACTTATAACATGGATGTCGCTATCGTCAGGAACTTCAATACTTTCGGAGAGTATCAGGCAGACGACAGTTACGGTGGGGTGATAGCACGGTTTGTTAGGTTTGCGTTAAGAGATGATGATATAACTATTTATGGCAATGGTACTCAAGAGAGAGATTATATGCACGTGAAAGATGCAGTTCAAGCTTACGAAAAAGCAATGGGCTTTACTGGTTGTGTTAATTTTGGCACAGGTAAAACAATAAAGATAATAGATTTAACTAAAGAAATTATAAACATTACCGGCAGTAAATCTAAGATAGTTAATCTCCCGCAAAGAAGAGGCGAAGTCCAAAAGTTATGTGCCGATATTATTAAGGCCAGGTCGTTAGGTTTTGTGCCAAAGACTGATTTTTATATTGATTTAAAAAAGTATATAGAGTGGGTAAAAGCAAAATGAAAATACCATTTTTTAGGATGTATATAGACGAGAGAGAGATTGACGAAGTGGTCAGGATTATCAGGAAAGGATATTTAACTCAGGGCAGGGAAGTCAGGATGCTTGAGAAGGAACTTTCCAGATACGTTGGAAGCAGATATGCAGTAGCGGTAGATTCCTGCACTAACGGATTATTTCTTTCTTTGAAATGTAACGGGATTGGAAACGGAGATACGGTTACTATTCCGTCTTTAACATTTACTTCAGTAGCTAATGTTATCCTGCATTGCGGAGCAGCTATCGAATGGGAAGATGTTAGTTACGTCGGCAATGCGTATTATCTTAAAAACA